AGTCCAACTCTGAACAGGCTGTACGCCGGCGGCGGCAGCGAGGCGCTACTGAATACGTTGCAGATCACCGTCGGTGGGCAGGATTACTGGCTGGTCGAGAACTTCGAAGATATCACCGCTGTTACAGAGGCGGGGGCGACAGTGACATTCCAGGCAGCTGCAATGGCCGTCGCGCTGCCAGCCAGGAACAAAGACGGTACGCAGGATCTGCAGTTCGCCATCAGCAACATAGACGGCATCGTGTCCACTGCAATACGGAACGCCCTTGCAAACCTGAATAACGGCACACTGATAATGCGGCAGTACGTATCAACCGACCTGAGCTATCCGGCGTCACCACCCATCGTTCTGCAGATTAAGGACGGGTACTGGAAGGCGACAGAGGTTCAGATCACTGCGGGGTTCCTGAATATCCTGAAAACCGCATGGCCGCGCTATCGTTACACGCTTCCTGTCTTCCCGGGCCTCCGCTATCTCCAGTAGGAAATCACCATGTTCAATCCAGATAAATATCGTTCTGTCGAGTGGCAGAAGGGTGGACGCGCTTACCCCGCGCTTGACTGCTTTGGCATCGTCAACGAAATCAGGCGCGATCTGGGTCTGGCTCCGTGGCCTGATTTCGCCGGAGTCACGAAGGATGATAACGGCCTCGACCGGGAGGCGCGCGGGCTGATGTCTGGCCTGTCGCGATGTGAACCGGCCCCGGGCGCGGGTATCGCCTGTTATTCCGGCTCTGTGGTGACACACGTTGCCATCGTTGTCGAGATTGACGGCCAGCTGCGCGCTGCGGAGTGCAATCCCCGCACTAACGTAACCTTCCTGCCACTGGCGCGGTTTGCGCGCCGCTTTGTTCGCGTGGAGTATTACCAGTGACGATCCGAATCTATCCGTCCCGACTGCCCGGCGAGCCGCTGGAAAAGCACGAACACGAAACGATGACCCTCAGAGCCTGGTTTGCGCAGAACGTGCAGGGCTGGAAGCCGGATCAGCAGCACCCGGTCGCGGTTGAAATCGACGGCGTTCCTGTTCCGCCAGCAGAGTGGCCACTGTGCGTCATCAAACGTGAAACCGACGTCAGGATGTTCCCGGTGCCCTACGGTACTGGTGCTGAAATCGCGATCTGGGTTGCAGTCAGCGTAGCTGTCGCTTCTGCGGCATACAGCATCTACATGATGAGTACCATGTCTCAGCCCGGCGGCAGTGGTGCCCAGGCGGCGAGCGGCGACCAGATTGACCTGAACCCGGCCAAAGCAAACGCGGCGAAACTGGGTGACCCCATCCGGGAAATATTCGGGAAATACCGTGTCTGGCCTGATTACGTGATGCAGCCGGTAAGCCGTTTCGTGAACGAGACCAGCATGGAAACCAGCATGTTCCTGTGCGTGGGCGTCGGCGACATGGTGATTAACCAGTCCGACATTAAGATAGGCAATACGCCGATCTCCGCGTTCGGTACCGACGTGCGCTATACCCTTTATCCGCCTGGTGCCACAGTATCCGGCGACGCGCGCACCGAAAACTGGTTCAACTCACCAGAGGTGGGGAATACAGGTTCCGGTACCGCCGGGCTGGATCTGGGTTCAAGCGGCCCGGAAACAGTCAGTATCATCGCGGATGCGCTGGTCGTGTCCGGAAACACCATCACCCTGGTTGACGTATCGGCATCCGGCGGGGATGAGGAAATTCCTCCGTCCTGGACCGTCGGGACGGTGATCACCGTGCTGGCCCCCAACTCATATACGGTCGTGTCATCCGGCGGTTACAGCGTCATTTATGGCGGGATAGAGGAGCTTACCCCCTCAGTTGGCTTGCCGGTGACGCTGAACTATAACGGCAACGACTATGATCTGGTGATCGCCAGCTATGCCCCGGGCGTTCCGGCGGTGCCCGGGGTGGGCGGCAGTGCCGCAACCATAACCGCCAGCGCCGCACCGACGACTTACGATTTCAGCACCGCGCCGGTGACGTTCAGCATCAGCTGGCAGGGCACGACCTACCCGGTATCGCTGGTAACCAACTACGTCACCATGTCGGGCCTGGTGTCATCCATCACCTCGCAGCTCTCAGGCTCAGGTCTGATTGCCCGAGATAACAGTGGGCGTCTGGAAATCGGTGAGTCCAGCAGCCCATTTGCTGGCGGTTCCATCACCAACAGTCCGCTACCCGCAGCCGTATTCGGGGATGCCCCGGTCAATACGGCTGGCGTGAAATCTACAGGCGGCACGGCGGAAGTCAGGGCTCACATAACCCTGGCGTATAACAGCGCCACCGGAACGCCATTTACCGGGCTCCCGGAGGGTATTCAGCGCTTCTCGCTGGGACTGTACGCAAATCAGTTCAGGATAACGGCTGTGGACAGCCAGACGGTCACGGTTGAGAGGTTAACGGTCACTGCCGGACCTGGCGGTGAGACGATTACTACGCCAGACCCATCCTGGCCCGGCTTCACCGAACGCACCCTACTGGATGCCACCGTGACGGGTGTAAGCGATGACTATGAGTGGGTCGGTCCTTTCCTGGCCTGCCCGGATGGCGAGACGCTTGACGCATTCGAGGTGAACATCAATTTCCAGAGTGGCCTGGTGCGCTACACCGACCAGGGGAATAAGCGCTCCATGCCGGTACGCCTGGTGATCCAGTATCGCAAGGTGGGCGCCACCACCTGGCAGCAGCAGTCACCGTTCTATTCCCGCAGCACTGAGAACCAGATCGGGTTTACGCACCGCTACAACGTGTCGCCGGGGCAGTATGAGATCCGCATGCGTCGCACCGAGCCGGTCAAGGGTGGCAGCACCCGCGATCAGGTGTTCTGGCAGGCGCTGCGCTCCCGGTTGAGCAAACGACCCACGAAGTACGATGGTGTCACCACCATGGCGTTGACCGTGCGCACAGGCAACCGCCTGGCGGCCATGTCCGATCGCCGGATAAGCGTCACGCCAACCAGGCTTTACAGTGGCGGGAGGACGGCGCGAAGCATCAGTGGCGCGCTTTACCACGTCCTGGAGTCGCTGGGGTTCTCAGCCAGCCAGATTGATACGGCGGCGATTGACGCGCTGGAGCAAACTTACTGGACGCCCCGCGGTGAGAAGTTCGACTGGGCCAGCGGCGAGAGCAAGTCAGCGCTTGAGGTGCTGCAGAAAATCACCAACGCCGGAATGGGGTACTTCCTGTTGTCGGATGGCCTGGCCTCTGCCGGAAGGGAAGGCATCAAGCCCTGGGTCGGCATGATCACCCCACAGGAAACCACCGAGGAACTGCAGACCGCGTTTAAGGCCCCGTCGCAGGATGATTACGACGGCGTGGACGTGACGTATATCAACGGCACAACCTGGGCTGAGGAAACCGTGCAGTGTCGCCTGCCTGGCAACCCAACACCGCTGAAAATCGAGAGCTACACGCTGGATGGCGTTCTGGATGAAGACCGCGCCTACCGCATCGGCATGCGCCGGTTGATGGGCTACCAGTTGCAACGCCTGCAGCACACTACCTCGACTGAAATGGATGCGCTCTGCTACGAATTCATGGATCGCATTGTGCTTGCCGACGATATCCCCGGCAGCCAGACGCTGAGTTGCCTGATTACCGACATGACGTATGACAGCAGCAAAATCACCATAACGCTCAGTGAGGCGCCGGACTGGTCGTTCCAAAGCCCACGCGTGATTATCCGCCATCAGGACGGAAGGGCATCAGCTATGGTTGTGCCGACACGCATTGACGACTTCACCATCTCGGTGCCTTACAGCACAGCGCTGGAGCCGGAGTTGTGGGCAATGAACGATCCATACATTGAGCCGCCGCGCCTGCTGTTCTGCTCATCAGTTCGTGTGCCGTATGACGCACTGGTGGGAGAAATATCTCCGGGCAATGACGGGATCAGTCAGGTAACAGCCATCCAGTACCACCCCGGTAAATATGCCTACGACGACGCCACTTACCCCGGCGACGCCGCTTAACAGTAAATCAAAATTATCTGACCCGCTTCGGCGGGTTTTTTTATGCCCGGAGCGAGCATGACCACATACGCAACGAAAAATCCGCTGGGCTCAGTAGACCCGCGCGATCTATATGACAACTCACAAAACTTTGACTCTGCAATAAATGACTTAAACTCTACCTTCTGGCAGGACCGCTTTGGAAGGAAGCGTAAGACGTGGTATGGAATTGAGGAAATGGCTGCTTCTGCTATTTCCTCATTTGGATATATAACATTAGATTCTTTTCAATCTGGCGCAACTATTGAGTTATATAATCAGGTTTTACGAGATACAAGCACTGGTGAATATTATCGATGGGATGGTGCGCTTCCTCCTGGCGGTAAAGTAGTTCCAGCTGGCTCTACTCCTATTTCCACTGGAGGAATTGGGCTCGGAGCATGGGTAAGTGTTGGGGATGCCTCTTTGAGGTCTTTATTTGCAGGTAAAGACGGGAAAGGTCTAGACAACTTCTATGGCGGCGGTGGATGGACTGGAGCTGATGCCCCTTTTTGGAATTTCTATTCAAACCCTGCGGAACCAATCGTAAACGCCATGCGCCAGAGATTCTCAATCCCAACGACGGACAAACAAGATCCGATTCTGTGGATTGAGAAGAAAAGCACAGTCACTCGCGACGACGGGGTTAGCCGGTGGGATAATGGCGCAATCTTCGCTTCACTGATAAAGGAAAGTGGCAGCGCCTACGCGACGGCGTTAACTGGCGCTGTAAAGTACGACGGAGGGTCTGGCGATGCTATAGCTGTGCACGGCAGAGTGCAGGTTTCCGCAGAGAGTGGTCAAAGTTTTGCCGGCTGGTTCTTGAATTCCGCATACGCAGCAAATCAGAACCGCGTTGTCGGGATTGAGTGTGATGCAAGGAGCTATCTGGACCAGCTGGAGTGGCGTGGTGCTGGCGGCCCAGGCCAGTACACCGTTATAAACGTGACCTCTGGTGGCGGAACCTACGGGGTGCACGAGTACATTCGAGTTCCGGGAAAGCCTTCTGGGTCTCAGCAACGAGCATGGACTGGCATACTGTTCGGACAAAACACAATACATCCAACAGATGCAAACGGTAATGGTGAAGCAATCAGGATTCGCGGTAGCAGTTCAGTAAATGAGCGTTACGGCGGGATCGCTATTGGTGATGCAGATGCTGCCAACCATTACATGACATACGGGTTTAAAACGCTGAACGCGAATTTTACGTCAAATAATGCTGTTCAACTTGCCCTTGGGCATCGCATAGTTTGGGGGGAATCCCTCGGCTCAGGAACAGGAAAATGGATAGAGATGCTATCATCCGGAAGCCTTTTCAACCTTCAAAACTCTTCGCTCGCCATGAATGGCGAGAGGGTTTTAGGTGGTAGACAGACCGGGATATTTCAGCTCACTGGAACCGCTGACGGCGCCACCAAAAACACCGAGACGGTGACGCTGCAAGAGCTTGCAAGGTACGTTAAAAAGGTAACTGATGCACTAATTACACATGGTCTTATTGGCCCAACTTAATAGGAATAATCATGGATAAGCAAACTATTCAAAATATCATGCAGTTCATGCTGAGAGTTAATTTAACCGGGCAGGAAGTTCCTGCTTTTAATTCTTCAATGAATGCATTACAGGTAGAGTTAGATCGCACTATCGAATCTCTTCAGGAGGTAAAGAATGGCACTGACGAATGATAATGAAGGATCTGTTTATATTCGCGTTGAACTGCCAAGAGTGTACGGAAAGTACCGTGCACAATACAATCTGATCCAGTATATTGACCATCCAATAACCGGCGAAAAAGCACAGATAGACCATCAAACAATGGAATGCGATTATGACCTCGCTGGTCCTAATATCTTCGAGCAGTGTTACGCTCACGCAAAGGAAGCGCTTCCATACGCAACCATTGACTGCTGAAAGCGCCACCTGTCGGCGCTATTGATAGGCATCCCCGCATTGATCTGCACCCCCTTTAAAACTACTGTATATAAAAACAGTAAAATGAGTGCAGATCATGCCCCGCCGTCACGACATTCACGCCGCATTTGTGGCCGCAATACAGCAAAACCCCAAGGGCTACCGGTGCTTACGCACAGAAGACTTTATCCGCGAGCTGGCAAAGGTCCACTGGCATTTCAGCCGGGCCGACGCCAACGAGTGGATAGAGCGCTATCAGCCCGACTTCACCGACAAGACAACTGACGGAACCGACAATCACTACTGGATCCTGCGCAGCATGGGGAGGGTTCACTGATGGGCTTTCCTTCGCCGGCAACGGACTATATAGAGACCAGGCTCACTCCAGAGAGCATCTGCGGGATAGGCATGGACAGCCGCATCCTCGAAACATCATCGGGCTTTGCGGTCATCGAGCCGTGCACCAGGCTGGTACAGAATCAGGTTCTGCTGATTTTGTCTGGCGGCCGGACTCAGTTTGCCCGGGTCATGGGCAGGGCGTTAATTACAAATGATGGCGAAGCGATCGAGGGGGAAGCGGCGGAAGAGGTTGAGGTGCTGGGGCGCGTGACGTTCTTCATCAACAGCGCGCTGCAGGATGACAGGGTGGTGTGAGTGGGGCAATGGGGCATGGATGGGGCATAAAGTTACCGCGAAACGACGTTAGTTCATTGCACATGACAAATCGTATCGCGGCAACATAGCAGAAGTTACCGCACTTCAATCCAACATCAAGCCACTTCGTTAAAAGACTTAATAGTCTCCAGATGAAGACAGCCTGCAGCACAGGATTGCCAAGGAACGGGATCAGCGTAATCACATCGTGACTGCTTAGCGAGCTGCCGATCCCCAGCATGATCCCGCAGAACGAGAGGAGCGCCACGGGCAGCATAAAGGTTTTACCCAGTTGCTGGAAAAACTCCCACAGCGATATTTTTTGTGCTGCTTTCGCCGTCAT